CTGTTTACCCCACAGTCAGAGAGGGGGAACCGTAAGGTGGTTCCGCCTACCTTCTACGACGAGCAGATTGCTCGTTGCGTAATCTCGCCCATTCTTCCATAGATATGTTAGGATCGTCAAGTGTCGCCGGGGCGCTGCCGATACCTTGCACCTTTGGAGTAATGGGAGGAGGAGCCGAACTTACACGCTTCGGTGAGTTCAACCCACTCGCAACCTTTGCCACCGCCACAGCCTGCCTTGTCGGCGGAAGCATCGCAATCCGCGCCGCCTCATCCGGGTTCTTTGCCAGATGATAAAGCACTTCCTGCGGATTTCCGGTTTCAATGGCGGCTTCTGTTAAAGTGGTAGGAATGCCGCCTAAAAGCTGCGCCATATTATTAAGCTGCGGAGCCCAGTCGCCATACTTGGAAAGGCCGTCATTCCAAATTTTATCTGTCGTGTCTTTCCAAGCCTGATGTTTGGCAAGTTCCTGGGCCTGCCGATGAATTTCCAACTGCACGGTGCGGGGATCGTAACCAGCTTCCTGCGGCTGTTCATAAGCCTGCGGCTGCTGATAGTATTGAGCCTGCTGCAGTCGTTCTTCAAGTTCACGCTTTTGGCGAGTAAGCTGGCCGATGCGGTCAAGCAGACCCTGCGGGGGTTTCGCAGAGCTTTCATCGGGAGCAGCATCGTGGGGAACGCTATCTGCTACCGTTTCTTGACCAACATCGGCCACAACGGGAGCCTCGACAGCGGCTGGTGCCTCTGGCGGTGCCGCGCCCTGCTCTCCGTCACTTTGGCGCATCGCGCCTTCCCAAAAATTCAGCATCAAAGTTTTCATGTTAGGCTCCTGCACCGTGTTTCATTTGAAGGACGCCCTCACGTCCTCGACGCAACGTAGCGTCTTTCACCAAGGCATCATATATCTCTTGCTTCAAGTTGTCATCCATGTTCGTAGTCAATAACTGCGTCAAAGTGGTCCTAGCAGCATCAAGATAAAGCGCCCAGCAACTTGAAACATACGCTTCACGATCTGGATACTTTTCATAAAAATCGTTTGAGCGTCCAGCATTCTTTTCATAGACTTCCTGCGCCATTTCCATCGCAGTTTTCGCCACCAGTTTATGGGCATGTGCGCCTTTTCCCGGCAACCTAATCAACGGCTCTCTTGACATTCTTGGCTCCTTTAGTGTGAAGGGGGAAGTTCCCCCTTCTGTTAATACGGCCACGGGTTTGTGGCGTAATATTCTTGAGTGTTGCGGCCACGTTCGGCCTCACCTTGCCCTGAGATACGATCAATTAAACTCGTCACAAGGTAGTTCAAGTTGCCTTCCCAACCTGTATCACCCAGTCCTTCTGGACGAGTTGGCGGAAGCGGCACAGCTTTCTGCCCGCCGCCAACCGCCCCACCGCCAGCCGCACGTCTTCCTGCACCTTTTGGCATTTCCGGCCCAGCGCCTTGTCGAGCACGGTTAATAAAATTCATTCCTTCTGCCCCCGGCATAATACCGAAAGTCGGATAACCTTCTGGCGAAGTGCCATAAAGCGGAGATGCAGGAGCAACATTAGATGGCTGCATGGGATTATTCGACAAAGACGAAACTGGACGCTCCGTGCGATCTGCCATATACATCACGCCCGGACCTGCTGCCACACCCAGTCCTGCCCCAAGTGGACCAAATCCCCGATAACCACGCTGTGTTCCAGCACCAAACTGTTCAGCCGCACCCATCGACGGGGTGTATGTGCCGCCTTCCATCGTGAAGTTCGGACGATAACCCATTCCATAAGGTATCTGGCCTTGCGGCGGAACTTCTGAGAACTCCCCTTCTATCAGCGTCGGACGCATTCCACGACCCTGTGCCATCGTCGGAAGGCCACCACTCTGCGGGCCACCGATCTGACGAGGAGCAGCGCCTTGCGGCCCGCCGACAGGCTCATAAACCAGTCCACCCTGCCGATACGGCGCAACTGCTTGTCCCGCACGAGCAGTTTCCTGCCCTTCCGTAACTGTTGGCACAAAGTCCATATTTGAATATTTATACATTTCATTGCCGGGGCGGCCATACGTCATACCAAACGTATTCGCCCGAAATCGATTCATACCCCGAGGAACAGCATTCGGCCAGTAAGGCGCTCCCATTTCAATCGGCTCACCTGGAGGTGAAGGCATTCTGCCTCTTGGACTAAACCCTAATTCTCCTCCATAATTAGACCGACGATAAATTTCATCTCCCGGAATACCATGAGTCATATAATACTGATTTGCCTGAAAACGACTCATGCCTCGAGGCACATCAAATCCGGCATTTATCGTCGGACCTTCTGGGGACGGCATTCTGCCTCGCAAGCGGTAACTTAGTTCTCCGCCATAAAGCGGCTGTTCTTGTGTAGCAGGGCCTCCCGGCAGCCGCGAAAACGTCGTCACGCCCGGACGCATCGCCCGTAATACTGGGATTGCTTGCTCCAGCAATGCAGGGTTCAACCTATCTTCTGCGACCATTCGAGCATTTTCATATTCTTGGGGAAATGCGGCATGAAGGGCTTCTGCTCGACGACGATATGCCTCGCCCGCAGCCATAGCTTCATTATAACGCTGGCCCACAGGTGTAGCCATATCCGCGCCGCCCAACTCGGCACCAATACCCTGCAAAACATTGTAGAGTTTGTTAATTGGACCTACGTCCCCAAAGTAAGGATTTTCCGCAGCAACTCTTTTCGCCTCTTCTTTTGTCATGCGCTGATCAGCCATCTCACATCTCCTTCGTAACGCGGGCCATCATTCCGGGCATTTCCGGGTGTGGCGCATAAGCATGTCCATCTTCTCCACGAAACGCGCCTTCCGGCATTTCGTGATCCTCAAGCGGCAACGCCATCTGGCGTCCCGCCATCTGATCTTCGTGACCTTCGTAAGTATCGCTGATCGGGACTTCGGTGCTTTCCTGCACAGCCTGATCGGTAATTTGCGCGTTCTGCTGCGGCGACATTCCCACATTCTTGAGCAGAATGTCGAGACGCTTCGTGATTGCGTCGTAAACCTCGACCTCTCTTTTTTCGAGTCTCGCCTGGGATTTGCCTTTTTCCTTCGCCAACTCATCCATAGAGGCTTGAAGCGCCTGCTGCATCTGCTGAAGTTGTGCGGCAAGCATCTGCTCGTTTTGCGACGGGCCTTGACCGAGCGCCTGCGGGGGAACCATGCGCTTCAAACGCTCCGCAGCTTCTTCCGCCATCGGGAAGTCGCCAGCGCGGAACATGATGTCGCCAATAACACTCGTCAGCGCAGGGTTCTGCGTCAGGATCAGAGTCAGCGCATTAAACGCTTCTTCACGTCTCGTCGCATAGCCCGGACCCACATCAGCCAGCACTTCATAACTTCCGACCGCCGGGTTCAGCACCCGCCCGATCACTTCGTTATTCTCATTCAATTCCAGCATATGCGCTTGCTGCAACTGCGGATCGAGCTTGACTTCCAGACTCTCATTGTTCTCAGCCAAAATCATCACAACACGGTTGGTGTCGTAAACTTTCGGCACGAGATCAAGAATGATCTTACCCACCTGCCGAATAGCAATCGCCAGATGGTCGATAAAATGATAAGTCGCGCGGTCGCCCTGACGCTGCCGTTCAGCAATCGCCTTCCCCGTGCGTTCATTTCCCTGCATACCCAGTTGGTTTTCGTATTGCCCGGAAACCATCTGCATTTCAACATTCGCCACTTCCATGCCTTTTAGCGCGACCGGCGACGGCACAGGTGGTTCAATACGAGAAGGTGGAGGCAAAGGCTTACCATCATCTCCAACAGACTTATAAGGCAGATACGCATGATTTTGGCGATTCGCCGTAGCCCAGTATTCCTCAAAGCCTTCTACGCTTTCCACTCCAACGATCCATGGAGTTTTGGACTGCAAGGCTCCGTATTCTACTGCAGCAGACGCCCAATAGTTATACATACGCTGAGGGTCTTTTAACGCACGGGTATGACCTTTACGGTCCAGCCTTCCCTCAATAATCGTTTCCTCACCAACAACTGGAATAATCGGAATGGTCTTGCCGATCCAAACCTTTTCTTCTTCCTGCACCACATGATTACCAACAATAAAGTGGTAATGGATCACGCGGCGAGTGACATCACGCTTACGAGTCTGGGGATCATCAAAAATTTTACTTTTCGGATCGACCTTCCGCAAGTCCGATGCCATGAGCGTCATTGGCTGACCATCCGGCCCATCGAACATCAGCAGTTCATCGTTCACATCTTCCGCTTCAAAATATTCCGCAACGCGAACATGGTCCTCGTCATACCAGCCCTTTTCACCAACAAGAACTTCCTGCCCAGCAAACTGCTTATACTGCGGATATTTCTGGTCGAACAAATCTTTCGGCATGTCTTCGAAGATAAACGCAAAGCGCGCATCTTCTTTCGCCGGAGCCTTCGCGTCCGGGTCAATATAAACCGTCAGCGGATCTGCGATACTCGTGATATAAATTTCCTGATCGAACGAGTTCTCGTCCACGTAGTCTGTGTTCACACGCAGATAGCCAATGCCAGCTTCGACCTGAAAGCGGGTGGCATAGTCGTAGTGCGCCGGGGCATTTGACTGATACTCAATGTGCCGAGCGATTCCGTCCCAAATTCGAGCACTTTCCGCTGTCGCACCATTACCAGCAGCGCGATACTTAATCCCCGGCTTATTCATCTTCGCATCGTTAATGATGTTCAGATTATGCTGACGGGTCTTGTTGATCGTTAAGGCAGGACGCTCATCGCGCTGCCGATCATTCCACATGCGCGTCGGCCACTGATATTTGTTGTCAGCGTCCGCATTCGCAAAACGAATGTCATCCATGAACAATCTGCGGGCGTAGCTCTCCCAGCCTTCGCAACGCTTAAAACGCTCTTGCGCACGTTTCAGGACTTTCTGGAATTTATCGCTGTCAACTGCTTGCCGTGCCATTTATCCCATCCATCCCAGGCTTTCACCCAAATTCTGCAACTTACCCATTAACCCGCTTTGACGCTTTAGCGCCCCCGCCACTTTACGACTGCGCCCATCCGATCCACCTTCGTTCGAGGCAATAGCCATGTATCGAAAAGCGTCAGCGGCATGGGACGACCAATCATGCACAGGTTCTGCACTGAACGTCTCAGTCACGGGGTTTTCTTCGTAATGATAATGACGAAGGGCATGAAGAAGCCCCTTCTCACATTTTGCAGCGTCAAACCAGCACGTCGGGAAAATGCTTCTCGCCGCAATGATACCGTCGAACTTGCTCAACCTCGGCACAATCCGAACTTGAAAACCCGCATCACGCATCTGCTCCTCGATAGACTTCTTCGACCCTAATGTCTTGGCCCGAGCATCATGCGGCAACCAGCAAATACCATAGTCATAAAGTTCGCCCGTGGAGCCCCTGCGTGTGCGCAGCACATGAATGTAATGATCTAGCCCTTTGAGTCGATTTTCGTAAAAGTCCACGACTCGTCGTTGCATTCCGACGTATTGCTCGAAGATAATTGCCGTGCTGTCTGACCGGCCAAGATCGAAATACAAATTAACAGCAGAGCTAGAATGGTGAGGAACGTGTGTGATACGACCTTCTTCAGCGCAGTCACGAAGTTCGTCCGCATAAACCGCTCCTTCCAGACTTTTCCTGCACTCACCTTCCCACACATGCAGATAAGCGTCACGATCCCGCACTTTTAAGTCGAGCATTTCTTGCTTCAAAACCTGCGGAAACCACGGATTATCACGCCATGAAATTTTCTGCACAATCGCGTTTTTCGGCGGCTGCAGCACAAATCTTACATACGTATCATCGCTTTCAAGCTCCGGGTTAAACGAAGCCCAGATTTCAGAACCTTCCTTACGAATCGTAGGAATGAGAACGTCCCACGAAGTTTTCGTGACCTTGTTCGCCTCCTCAACCCAGCAAATGTCCACACCTTCATATGACTTAATCTTCGTGACATTATTTCGAATGCCTTCGAAAGAAAATTCAGACCCTGTGGACGGGCAATAAATTCTTGCCTGCTCGATCTGATAAAAACCTTGCAATCCTAACAAATCAATCTGATCACTTAAAACTCTGTGCACCGAGTCACGAATTGAATTTTGCAATTCACGAGCACAAAGAATGCGAAGGGGGCGCTTCGCCGCAAGGATCACAAGTGCTCTCGCGATCCCCCACGACTTTGCTCCACCACGCCCCCCATACAACACGCGATAACGCACAGGCATACTATTGACTTCTGGCCAGAATAAGCATTGGAGCTTTTCCGGCCATTCAATCACTTTTGCATTTTGTGCGGTTAAGTCCATCTTATACGCAATCCGTAATGGGCTTATTTCTTCTTGGCCTTGGCGACCTTGGTATTGTAAGCTGCAAGGCCCTTTTTGTCCATCTTCACGTCTTCCTTAGAGCCCTCTTTAACGCCCTTTTTACGGAGCGCTGCATCTTTTTTCTTGTCCATCGGAGAGCGCTCCCACTGCGCCATCGTCATTTTGCCTTTAGCCATATCATTCACCCCCGAGTTTCTTACTCGCCTTCAAATTCTTCAGCTCTTTCTGCTGAGTATTCGGAGCGATACCACCACGATTAGCTTTTGCCGCCATCAACTTTTTCATGTCGTGGTGAACAGACATCACATGACTCGTCCGGCCATCAGCATGAGTTCCACAGTATTTTTTCATTTCAATCCTCGCTTTTAGCCCTGTCCCACAACTTAAACCCGATCTGCATGGACAGATAAATGCAGCCGAGAATAGGTGCAAAAATCGCAGCTACTTCCGACACAACTTTTACAGACTCAAGCCACAAAGGTAAAGAGACCATGCCAGCCGCGACAACCATGGAAATTTTATCCACGCCGGACACGGCCAGCCCAAAATCGTGATGTTCTATCGGCATCGTCTTTTCCATCAAGTCATCGTGATATAATAGCCATACCAGTTATTTGCCGGGATAGCAGTTGCTTTAGTCGAGTCAACAAAATAACGCTCAGGATACGTCGCAGATGGCGCACCGGGGTTTAAACTGGTCGTCGGCGTTCCACCTGCACCACCGCCCGCAACACCTTTCGACGACGCGATATTGCCAGTAATCACCAAGTCTGTATTACCAATAACCGCACCCGTCGCGTTCAAGATTTCAATAGAAACCGGCGGCGTAGCGTTCAACGGCGGGAGATTGATCAAATTATCCCGAATGCCCACGCTAATCGGCGTAGAAAGCGACATGCCAATCACCGCGCCCGAAGTGTTCAGCGAGGAAATCACATTCCGCGAGAACTCCGAGGCTTGAATCTGCCCCTGGATCAAGATGCCGTAAGTCTCAAACTTAATACGACAATCCAGCACATAAACCTGCGTAATGCCCGGAGCTGCAGCAGGCGCTCCTGTCAAAGAAGGAGGTTCGCAATAAATGCCCATACCTCCCGAAATGATCGAAACCTTGCTAAAGATCATTCCGCTTACATACGAGGCCTGCGCAAAACGAATGCCTACCGACGAGGCACTCACATAACCACTATTGATCGTCACTTTATCGCGAACAACATCATACCCAACCGCGACGTTCGAGATCATATTATCCGCAAACGTATGCTGCACTTGAGCTTCCGAACTCATATAATCGGCAATGCCAATCGCATTCGGCACAGCCGTGACAGTGATAGGGACAGCAATCGTCTGTGCTGTCGAAACTTGATACGTCCCGACACCGCCCGAACCTGTAATCGTGTTCAAAATCTTAGTCGTCGGATAAACACCAGCACCCGAAAGCAACTGCCCAACTTGCAGTGCTCCACTCGTCACGCCCGTCACAGTCATAATAGAATTTTGCACGTTAAGCGGATCTGGCGCAAGAGTCGCCGTCACCACCGCGCCGCCGTCCATATTACCATACATCACATTATTTGAGGCCGTGACCATCCCAGACTGCGTAGTAGCAGACTGCTGCTGATACGTGATGCCGTAAATCGTGAAATCTTTCAGCACATTCCCAGTGATCGAGATATTATCCGCAGCACTATTTAGATAAATACCCCACAAGCGAATAC